CCTTCAACTAAACCACCCGGAAGAGTAGTGCTTTTATCGAACCAGTTCTCTCCCCAACTTCCATGCCCACGGTCCCAGTCAGCGAGTAAGTCATCTCCGGTAGCCCAATCCGCAAGGTCGTAGGCGCTTTCAGCTAGACCGCCTATAGCGGCTAAAGGGGAACGAGCAATGTCTCCAAGATAGTCTCCTACATTCTTTTTCTCCTTTTGCCCTCTAGTGCCGAGGTCTTCATGCCACTCTTGCTCTTCCACGCCCTCCGTAGGAGTTTCTTCTCCTAGCATAGGGCTATTATCGGAATCCAAAGGAGAGCCTCCTTCAGAAGTTCCTCTACCTAAAGAACTAGGTTCTGTAGTAGCTTTGCCTAGAGTGTTTAGCGTCTTACCTATATTCATATCTTAAAATTCTATTTTCTTCTGAGAGCCCCGATTTTAAGCAGCGCTTCGTATTCAGGTTTTTGCATTTGAGATTCGTGAAAAGAGTCCCAGTCCCCTTCTCCCTTTTCGTTCTTAAACCCGAACATAAACGCTATGTCAGATAGTTGCTCATCAGAAGCTCCAAGTTTAGTCTTAACCTGCTCCTTAGAAAGCCGGGTGTAGCGTATTGAGTCTTTGGCACTCTTGCTTTTTGATTCGTCGGTATAAACAAGTCCTTCAAATAAAGGTTGATGAATTGATATAAAGTCTCTGGGTAACGATACAGTTGTTTCCTCTTTGCCCTGCATCCTAGACCTAAAAGCTGATGTAGCTTCCGTAGGTAAAAGACTTAAAGCGTCAGTGATAACGTAAGGGCTTACTTCGGCTTCTTTTCTTGTCAGGTTAACTTTTGCGGATTTGTCTTTATTAACCATCCTCATAATAGTTCCTGCATCAACGACGGTTTTGTATCGGTTTTCTGTCTTTTTTCTTAAATCGCTAAAGTAATCATTAAGCGCTGCTACGTCTCCTTTTTGAGGTTTACTGTACTGAATGTGCCCTGTCTTACGCGCCCCCAAGAACCACCTAAGTCCTTCTACTTCTCCGTGGTTTAATTTAAGTAAACGAAGCTGTAGCGCTTTTTCGTCAGGTCTGTAAGGAGAACCTAGTAGTTCCACGTTCGTAGGGCGCGAAATGAATTTTTGCGCGGGTTTATCTACCGTGTAGTATCTAGACTCTTCAGCTTTAAGATGACTATGGTAAGACTCTACCTCTTTTAAATAAGAAACAGCAGCAGCTCTCTGCTCTTCTTTAGGTAGTTTATTAGCAGTGTTACTAGCAACAGAGTCAACAAACCTATGGTCTAAGTATTTACGCGCCTCTTCTCCCTCCACGATTGCCATAGAAAGCATTTTAGGGTCGTTAAGCGGCGCTACTTGCCTAAGCTTTCTAGGCCCGTCCCAGACTAAGTCTTGAACTTCACCATTACCTAATTGCAGCATAGCTGGTTGAACGCGACGCCGTGGCGTGGTTACGTAGCGCGTTGCTGTATCGCGAACAATGTCCATCTCCTTGTCGCTTACTTTTCCTGAGTAATTTGCAACAAGCGAATCAGGTTCTCCGTCCCCGTCTGTGTCTACGCGATAAGCCCTTTGTTTTGTCTTACTTGGAAAGGTCACTCGCTCAGTAAGCTCTCCGCTTTCTTCTTCTATGGCTTCTTTTACTGATTCAAAATAAGCGCTTCTATTTTTCTCGTAACCTATAGCCTCCTTTTCTTCTTCTTCTCTTTTTTTGACTCTCTCTTTTAAGTGCTCTTTCAGTACATCAGGAACCGTGTCCCACAGCTGTTCCATTTCGACTCTTAGAGCGTCTTCTATTTCACCGCTTCTTACGCTTCTTCCTTCTTCTTTGGCCTCTCTTCGTATCCTTAGCACAGTGCTGGTAGACAGTTTCTTTTCTTGTTTCGTCAAACGAGAAACAACCGAATTTAGCTCTCTCATTGCATCGTCGCTAAGTTCCCTTACCGCAGCTGGGTCAACTGTGTCTCCCTGCCCCGCAAAATAAATATTTTGTAGCTCTTTGTATTCGGCAGAGCCCTCAGGAAGAGTATCCAAAAGCGACTCTGCGGTATCTCTTAAAAACCTTTTACTGCCTACGTTTGTCCACCACGTCTGATTTTTAGCAAAAGACAACTCGTCTTGTAATTGAGCGGCCTCTTGAGAGATAACAGACTCCATAAACTTGTCAGCTTGTAGCACCGCTTCAGTATTAGAAAGCTGATTAAAACTAGCTAGATAAGCTTCTTGAGCCTCTGATGGTAACGTATTATTTGAAATAACTTCCGCAATCTCTTCTGTGGTAGGCAACCCTTCATCCGAAAAAAGGCTCGCGTATGCCGTTCTAAAATTCCTCAAATCTTCCTCTCCTCTTGGTATAGAGGAGGCTATAGCGAGTGCTGTCCCGTTTTTCTCTAGCAAGTCGTTTCTAGCCCTTTCCGCATTCGCTTCGTTGGTTTGAGCTTGAACTAGAGCTTGGTCTAAGCGGGTTATGAGGTCATAACCTACCTGATGCTCGCTTGCCTTTTCTCCGTCCCAAGTAGACTTTTCGAGGATATCAGGTAAATTTATAAGAGCTTTTTGGATTGCCACTGACCCTTCTGCAATAGCTTCAGACGCGTAGTTGTTCAGTGTCTTCATTTGCCTACCCTGCGGTTTGACGATGTAGTTTTTAAAGGCAACGCTATTAGTTATATTTGCAGCCTCTTCATCTCCTGTAAACTTTTCGACTGCCTGAAGGGCGATACTAATACCCATTCTTACTTGAGCACTAGTAGGACTATTGGTGCCGATTCCCTCAGGGTCTAGTGGAGGGTCTTCGGTTTCTATTTGAGGGTTAAGAAGAGAGTCAACAACAGTGGGTAGGTCAACGCCGTGCTTTTTTAGCTCCCGTGTAACCGCGCTTTGTTGTTTTGGATTAAGGTCTCCAAGAGCTTTTATAAGTCCTTCTGTTTCTTCTCCACTAGCGGGTGCTTCTGTGTGCGTGGTGTCGATGTCTTCAGGTAAAAATCCAAACTCACTATTGGTAGCGGTTTCTGCGTTATTTAAGTCTCTAGCTGTGTTTTCAGAGTCTTTTTCTTCAGCCGCTGTCATTATAGACTCAGCGTGCTTTTCCAGAACTTCTAGATTGAATTGCTGAGTAGACTCCAAAAGACCTCTAGCAACACTTGAACTAGGGTCGATTTTCTTTTCTTCCAGCCACTCCTCAGCCCACCCTCTTATCATCTCTTTGATGTCTTCTTTATTAGTAGGAAGAGGAATCTCAGACTGCTGGATGCTTTCTAGGTGGTCTTTTACTCTCTGGTTTATCTCCGCCTTATAAAGGGGGGAAAGGCGAGCACCAGTAGCTAGGTGTATTCTTTCGTCAGCAAGTAAATCATCTCGGATGTCTTTGTCCTTGGATACCTCATACTCAGCTGCTTCTACTCTTTTTCTTTGGCGCTCTTGCAGGTCTTGTAGTTGCGTAGCAAAATTAAACAACCCCTCATCATCTAAGTCCGCAAGGAGCTTGTCTTGATACATATCAAGATTATCAAGAGCGATGCGGTCGTTCTGAAGGTCTTGCTGAATGATGCGCTCATCTACCGCTTTAGTGGCCAAGCCAATAGAAGCGATGCTCTGGTTTACCTGTTTCAGCTTTTCTCCTTCAGAGAACTTTTCAAATTCAAGAGCCTTCCCTCTTTGGGCGATTTCCTCTTTTTTGAACAGGTAATCGTTGTATTGGTTCATCAACCCACTAACTCCCGACAGGGCGCTAGCCATGCGTCCTAAGCTAGTTTCAGAGGCTGGGGTGGTTCCGGGTATTTCTACCCTACCCTGAGCGGAGCCTTCACGCACCGCCCCTCTAAAGGGGCCGAATTGTCTGATGGAAGCTGGGTTTACTTGTACTCTAGCTTCCTGCTGGCTGAGCAGTTTTCTCCATCTTTTTCTTTCTTCAGGACTCATTTATTTAGTTTCTTGGAGGACCGTAATTGGGAATCGCTAGACGAGAGCGGGCGTGACCTGCATTCCGTAGTAGTTGCCCTTCTGTTTGCACTTCAGCAAGGCGCGTAGCGGCTGCTTGTCTACCAGTACTTGCTATAGCGGCTTGTGTTCGCGCAACTTCTGTAGCCCTTCTCGCGGCATACAGGTCGTTTTGGGCGCTAAAGTTAGCTCGCTGAGATTCGTATAGCTGCCCTTGTTGGTAGGCCCCTAGCGAATTACCTAGCGTCTGCATTCCTATGCCAAGTAAATCAGGCCCTTCAATAGGAGGATTGAGTCTCCTCCAATCTTGAGTAAACCGCATCGAGGCTCCTTCTTGTGCAAGCCCTAGCGCGGTTACTTGGGCTTTTTCTGACAAAGAAGCCATAACCTTATATTCTAGCACTTCATTCCTGAGGTTATCTAGCGCTATACCTACTGAGCTACCTTCAACACCGCTTTCAGCTGCCGCTGTGGTTCCTCTGGAAATTTGTTCATCACCTTCTCTTTGCGCTTCGGCTGCTTCTAAAGCGGCTGAAATATTAGCCTCATCTTGCGCCCTAGCTTGCTCAGTGTTTGTGTGAGCATATTGAGCAGCAAGGTCGTTAGAGGCTTGCTCTTGAGCCGCTGCTTGAGCTTTTGCGGCTCTAGACTGAGCCACTACTTGCGCTACGCCAGAGCCCACAGAAGAGGCTACCGATAAAGCGGTTAGCATAGGTGGTGGAATGCACATATTAAAGTTTGTCTCTTGTTATAGTAAATTTACGGAAAGATTCTCCGTTGATAATTAAAGGGGCGCTGAGCGTTGCTCCGCACCATTCAAGCCACTTAAGGCATATAAAGTTTTCTGCGTGTATGTAGTTTGATACCTGACCATATAATTCAGTTAAGGCCCATACCCATTTACGACAATGCTTAAGAAAGTCCTTGGAGTAAGCGTCAACTTCAGGAGAGCCTAGCATCCAAATATAAGGGTCTTTAGGTCTCCCTGCCCCAAAAATAGCCATGACGCTACCATGCTTGGTGACAACGGTTAGCGTTATGTCATCTTCGGTAAACGCCTTATTCAGAGCGTCTTCAGGTGTGCTTTTGAAACAAGCAACCTCAACCTTATCCATCTCCCTGAGATTCTCCTTAAGCTCTTTTATATGAGCTTCTGTGGCGACTCTTATAGAGTGCCCTTCTGGAGTAGTCTCGACGACGCTATCCATACCTTCTGGAACGCTGATGGACAAAGGATTCAAATTCCGCGCTTTGAAGATTGCAGGGTAGAGCGCTGGAGTTTTCTACCGTGATTTCTGTTTTTTCCGGGTTGGTGAAAACAGGGAACCTGAACTCCGCGCTTTCCAAGGGAAGAGTTCCAATAGTAGACGAACCCACTACAACAGAATTATAGGCCACTTCTGATGTGTCTCTTAGATAGGGGGTAACCTTAACAACGAAATGAGCCGTCTTGTTAAAGAACAGCGTTCCGTTGCGAATCATCATTCTACCTGAGTTGGTGGGTGTCTTTCCTTTTTCAGTAGGCTGGGTGAACAGCTGCTCCGAAAAGGTATATTTCATTGTGTAAGGAATCCCTGCGTAAAAAGGTCCAGAGACTCCCGCAGGGAGCGTGTTATTCTTAAACCTAACAACGGTTTTTCCTATATCAGACCCGGTGCCGTCTGCTGTCGTGGTCCCTTGGACAAGCAAGCCGTCCTTGGTATACACTTCTATAGTCTCTGAAGCGTCTAGCTTGTAGTCGATAACAAGCCTTGGATACCCTAGACTGGTGTCTGCTGTAAGAAACTCTACACGTTGGTCAAGGTGTGTGTTGTAGCCTTCAGGGTCTCTATACTTGTTTTCCAGAGGAAGCTTCAAAAGAAGCGTTTGTCCGCTAGGGTCTAGGATGTCAAATAGGTTGTCTCCAAAGGTAGATTCTTCGTCTGTCTTTACTATGTATAAGTCAGAATCAACAAAACCTATACCCCTGATATTACCTCCCATAGTGAACTTACTCCATGAGCTGAGGACCTTCTCCTTATTAGCAAAGAAATACTTATAGATGTAGATGTCATTGCCGTCAGTCACCGCCAAGATTTCATCAGCGCTTGAGGCTGTCATGGCTGTAATGTTCTTGGGAATATACTGAGGAACGTGGGCCGTAACTTCGTTAGCTTCGTATACGTCAGTGCTGCCTGATACAGCATACTCGTTAAGTCCCGTGAAGTCTCCCCTTTGGAAAGGAAAATAAATATAAGACCCAACCGTCAAAGGAGGAACGCTACTACTGTAGTCAAACTCTGTAAGGGGGTTAACAGCAACGGTCTTGGGAGTCAGTAAGTCACCGCCTCGTAGTGAGAACTGACCATAATCAGAAAAGAGAATAAGGTTCTCTTGGAAGGCTACAGCCTCCCTTAAGTTAATGACGGAAGAAGAAGCTATATTAACGTCAATAGGGTCCCCGTCTAGAAGGGAGACAACCGAAGTCCTGTAGAAGTTGTAACTCTGGATGTCGTTTACGCTATTATAGCTACCGAACTTGACTTCGCTAAGGCTAACGGAAGGGCCGCTAAGAAACCCTAGTCGGCTTTTGAATTGGAACATTCCGTCAATTTTAGAGCCAACAAAAGACGGGTCAGGGTTTGTGTCTGCGTCCCCACACATAACAGGGTCTAAGGGAATATGAGAAAGCTCAAACGTGTTTTCTGCGGTGCTCTTAAGCACAAGGGGCATCGTGTTCTGGTTGATGCGGTTTTCCACTTCTGGGCCTACCGTTTCTTGCCAATAGCCCTTACCTATAGTTCCGTCTAAAGTGGACTCATCTGAAGCGTCTACCACAAACTCAACATAGCGGTCGTCTGTAGCTTCATCAGCGTCCCCAGCTACTTTAACCTTAAAGCGGTGGGGGGATACGTTTGGGAGGTCTATGACAGATTTAACGCTTTGGTGAATTACTCCCACAGCTTCTCCATTAAGGCTGTCTATAGGAGAAATAATGAAATCTTTAGTGCATTCTATTGTCCCCAGCAACGGGTGAGGCAAGGTGCTGGTAAAGTCTGCGTCGGTGCCTACAGGGTGGTAACCTGAGGACGCATCGTTTGGGTCGTTTAAAGCTTGGTTTGTGCCTACTGGGTCGCCTTGAGAGTCGTTTACCACAGCTGAGCCTGCTCCATCGAGGCCGTCACCAAAAAGCGTTTCTAAGATGACCTCAGCGTTCGCGTTTTGCGCCTTGTTGTAGAAAAAGTCACCTAGCTTTTCCTGACTAGGCCCAGAAAAGATAAAGCTCTGTAAAGGAGTCGAGTCGAGAAACCCCCCGGTAGCTTGTCTCTTCGTGACTTCTACCCCGTATTTCTTTGAGAAGTCCCCTTGGCGGATAACCACTAAAGCCTTCTTATCTAGCTCTTTTGTTTTAGTGATGTCTTTCTCGACCGTCTTTTTAGTGTTCAACACGTAAGTAACATCCCCCGTGGTGAGCATTTTGATGTCATCCTTCGGCGTAGTAGCCCCAGAGTCTCCTTGGGCTATGTAATGTGAGTCTCCTAGAGATAACAAAGAAGCCCCAGCTAGCGTCCATTCTACGATAGACTGCAAACCACCAGAGCCAGCAATACCTAGCCCTACGTTGTTTGAGGAACTAGTGTCGCCTTGCCCTCCTGAAAGGAGGAAGGCGTAAGGGTCAGTAACGGTGAAGACTACTTGTTTTTTATCCGCATCGGCTCCGACAGAAATCAAAGAGTATTCTGTATCAGAAGCATTACGCCCCGCTACTACCGTAGCATTCTGTCCAGTAAGCCTAGAGTCTCCAGCTTGGACGACTACAGGAACTTCCTGAGACAAAGTAACAATTAGGTTCTGAGTGTCATGTCTGGAGGAGCTATCGAGCCAACTGGGGTTAGTCCATTCAGCGCTAATTACAGTGCCTCTGTATCGCTCTGATATGGTGGCTTGTTGTCCGGTGGAAAGGTTGAAAGCGCATACCGTCTTATTCTGGTCTCCGTGAATAATAACCACATACCTTTCATTGGAATCCCTCTCAATGAAATGCACCTTCGCGCCTTCCTCTAGTATCCCGTCAAGAATACGCTTAACGAACTGCGTAGAGGGTCTTTTCTGTAACCCGTCAATTACGCTGCTTAAAGCGTTTTCTTGAACGTCACACTGACCAGCATATCGAATAGAGTCAGGCTGCTGAGAAACCCCTTGAATAAGGTTACTCACCGAAGTGTTAATGAGCGGCATTATCTTATGTTATATTTACGACGCACACCTAAACGGTATTGAACGTCTTGGCTGTCGAAAATGGTTCTGTCAGAAGACTGTGAGTCTAGCTCTTGAAGTCTAGCCCTTGCTTGCATCTCATCGACTGCGATAAGGGACTCAAGCTCCCTGCTTCCTACGATTCTTCCTTGGAAAATCCTAGAGGCCCTGAGGGTGATGTAGCGCTTAGCTACTTCAGGTAAATCCTCCCAGACCAGCTCTTCCGTCAGGTCTACCTTAACTGAAGAAGTAAAAGTAAAGGTCCTGTCTTTGCGATTATACAAATACGAACCACGTTGAACGTAGTCGTCTGTATTATCCACGGCGTCTACAAACAGCGTCTTCGCCGGAAGAGGGATTTTGTTATCAGCATCTGGAGAAATGGAATGGTCAGTCACTGTATTGAAGTGCCATTCCTCAGTCTGAACTTCTCTAGCGACTTCACGCAGCGTGGTGAGAGCCACATTAGCGGATACCGGCAAAGCTTCTGAATTTGCAATGCTGTTAATAGGAGCTTCGCCAATATGGCCAAGCATTTGGTTTACGCTTTCTAGTTCTGTAGTCATTAGAGAAAAAAAGGGGGTCTCCGCAGAATAAACTACGAAGACCCCCTCAAGGGTTACGTTAGGGATTACGCCCAAACGGCCACAGCCGCTTCAGGACGCAGAATACCATGACCCATAGCGTATTTCGCCAGCATCAAGTGAGACTGCTTTGGCATGGAGTATTCGCTTTCAACCGCGAGGTCGAGAAGCTTAACAGTGCCAATAGCGGACTTGTGACCACCAACCAGCTTAAGGTTGGTAAGGTCGCTATTGTAGCCTCCACTCGTATATGGAGCGGAAGTGTCGAACGGGTGGTTATTCGCAGAAGCGTCATCAGACTCTTGGGTAGCCCCCAGAGTGATGATGTCCTGCAAGTGGTTCGACTTGACGATTTCAATACCAGCCAACTGGAAGATGGTTCCAGCAGAGCCGCTACCAGTGTTACCGAAATCCTTATGGATTGCGGCACTGTCGGCAGCAGACAGAGCGTGGTATTGAGCCGGGGTGACAATAACGAAGCGGTCTTCCGCTGGGATGTCGTTCTCGTCCATCTTTTGCGCGATAAGCGTAAAGGTGTCGATAAGACCCGCAGCGGTTGACGTGACAAGGCTGTCAGCAGTCTCACCAAGGTTAATGCCAGTACCAGTTACATCAGCGATATTCTCATGGTTGCTGTTAGCAGCACCAATGAGCGTCTTCATGGTAGCAATATCGAAGCGCCTAGAGAGCGCACGTCCAAGTTCCGTAGCATACGTCGAGCGCACGTCATAGTGGTTCTTGAGTTCGTCGATATTGGCGATAGAAGTCGCCGCGATGAGAACATCGTCAATAGTAATCACACGCTCATTGTGTTGAATTACGGATGGATAGGTAGCCCCATCACCTTGTTCAAACACATCCTGACCGGGTGTATGGTATTTCGCAGTTGCTTTCCCGATAACGGGGAACTGCGCCGACTTACCGCTCGAAATAGTCCGAACAGTGTGAAGGTTTTTCATAACATTCGACTCCTCAAAAGAAGTCAGAACCTCATTAGCGAAAACCTTTAGGAAGAGGGCATCTGCGTCACCGGAGGCTTCTACCTGTCCAATGCGAGATGGTACAATAAGGCCATTAGCCATAATATTTTATCTTTCTAGGTTAAGAGTTAAGTTAATTTACCGTTTCAAGTCGTTCTTTTCGCGTCGTTTGCTCTAAAGCGGTATCCTTACGGGCGCTCAGGCTACTAATCCGTTACTTTTCGACAGGAAATTCTTTATACCTCTAGCGTATACTCGCGCTAGGAGGCTGCGGGAGGTAGAGAACATTCTCCACTCTCGTTCATTAGAGCCAAAGAAAGGCTCGCATATTACGGAAGGGCACTTGGTCTTAACCAAGAAGCCTCCACCCCGCGAAAATCTTTGCATGGGCTTAATGCCCCTATTCTTCGTGTTGTATTCCACAATAACTTCTCTCTGAAGCATTGTAGCTAGTCGTTTTCCTTGTGTTGAGCTGTGGTAATAAAGCATCTCGCACCCTGATGCTGTAGGGGACGCTGAGTTAAAGTGCAGCTCTATAGCCACAGTTACTTTGTCCTCTGCCATCTTGCGTGCTACCCAGCGCATGGCACTTCCGTAGCTGCTTCCTTCGTACTCGTCATACAAAATAGACGAAATACCCTCGTCATACAGGTGCTTTTTCAAGAGCGCCCCTAAGCGCACGTTGTAGAGCCATTCATTTACCCCAGTCACGCTGAGCGCTCCTGCGTCGTTAGGTCTAGAATGCCCAATACAAATACCGACAATATCACCGGGACTCAAGGTCGTTGGCGTATCGGAGGATTTCAGCGATTGTTTCTTTTTCTTCAGGAGAGAAAGAATGCTGTTCCAACTTTTGAATAAAGCCCGGAATTTCACTCTTCTTAATCGTCGTCGTGCACCCAACGATTGATAAACTTATCGTTGCGCTTATGGCGGCGAGCTTTATACGCCTTAAAGTATTCATCCCTGACCTTGAAAAACAAATCGGCCAGCTTAGGGAACTGAATCAATAAACTGACAACCAGTTTAACCATTACTTCTTTTTCTTCTTACCTTTTTTAGGGCGTCTAATTGCTAGTCTAGAATAACCACTCATTTGCTCTTAGCCTTTCCGATGTTCAAGGCGAGCCAGCTCACCACTTTAGATACGCGAGCAACCCACTTGTTGTCGCTTTCGTTGGGGGTCATTGTGGCTACTAGACTGGCGACAGTCACGATACCCGTAAGGATGCCGATGACTTCACCGCTGTTATCGCTGAGCCATGTAATTAAGTCAGTCATTATTCTACACGTTAGATATTGCTAGCCTTCGCTCCACTTCTTTTCGGTAAGCGGGGTCAACTTCGTATTTCTTTTTACCAGTGGCATCTCTTTCAGCCATAGCCGCTAGGACTTGCGCTCTACTTTCAAAGGGCAGTGAACTAGGTCCTTGGGTTTTTCCCTGCATAAGAGAAGGATTTACCCCGTTAGCTTCGCTGTGTTTAGACTTAAGCCAGTCAACGGCAAGCTGTGCTTGTTCATTTGAGCCTGACTCAATCGCTTTGTTATAAGCCTCAAGCTGGGTTTCAGAAAGCTCTTCAGAAGCCCACTCGGCCATAGCGCTGTAAGCTTCCTTACCGCCAGCTACCGCCATAAGGGATTCTTCTTCTGCGGTAATCAAAGCGTTTTGCCCCTCGATATAAGAATCAACCAACTCACGACTCAACCCTGCTTTAGATAAAGCTTCGTAAGTCGTGTTACTCAGCTCGCCTTTTTCCTGCCATTCAGCGGAAGCGGATTGGATTGCTTCGGTTTGCCCCACTTGGCTTTCAGTAGGAGCTTCCGTTGGTGGGAGGTCTTCTGTCTTGCCAGTATCCTCAGCTGAACCAAGTTTTGACTCAAGACTGCTATAGGCTCTTGCCAAGTCTTCAGGTGAATTGAATTTTTCAGGCAGCCATTCCGGGCGTTCACCTTGCGATGCTTCGTCTGGGATTGCTGAGGCTTCTTCTTCAAGAGTGATATTCTCTGTTGGGGTGGTGTCGTTTATTTCGTATTTATCTGCCATTGGATTACTCCTCTGCTACTGGGGCTCCTTCTTCTTCTGGAGTAGGAGCCATAGCATCACGCGCCAAGTTGCCTATAGCTGCCGCCCCTTGAGGAGCTGCTTTTTCCGCCATAGCCATCATTTGCGCTTGTTGCATTTCTTGTTGTATTTGTTCTTGTGTCTTAATGAGCCCTTGGGTCTTGATGCCAAGACTAGTAGCTCTCCGCTTAAAATATTCCTCTACGTTAACGTGCTGCCCAATAGCTTCTGGCCCTACTACTTGAGCGGCCCCAGCTAAAAACAGGTCTAGTTTTTGTAGGTCGTTTCCGCGCCCTAGAGCTTCAATGCCTGTAATTATTACAGGTTTCACTAGGTCTTTTGGTAGCTTAGGTAGCTGTTTCTTACGGCCCATTACGTCTATGACGCGAAGAACCATAGGAAGCTGTAGCTCATTACTAAGAAGCGAATAAAGACCACCCAAAGAAGACTCAAGCTCCATAGTGAGCATCCTGATTTCTTCAGCGGTAACACGCTCAGCGTTACGCACTACGCCTGACGTAAGAAGAAAGGCATGGCCTAGTCGGTCCTTAATAGCGCTGATTGTGTCGGAAGCGATGCGGAAATCGTTAAACTTGTCCAACTGAAGAACAGAGACATCAGCTGCATTACCTTGAGTAATGGCCCCGTTAGGACTTTCAGCCAACGTCTTTGCTCTGGTGGTTCCGTTAGGATTAACCAAGAACAACACTTTTGCAGCAGCGGCAGAACCTTCAACAATAGCTTGAGTGAGTTTCTCAAGACTGATGAGGTCTCCCATATACTCTTCCACATATCCCCTTCCGTAGTCCTCGCCATCAATCTTGGAAAACCTAAGGGGGATGTAAGGCATTCTATCTTTCTTAAAGGTGCCTTCAGAGCCGGGGACAATAGTCCCTTTGATTTCCTGATGGACAACCCATTCGTCCCCGTAAAGACAAACAGAAGTAAACAGCTCGCAGTCTTTATCCGGTGAATCTGATTCAGTGTAACCAGCAGCGGCTTTTAACTCATCGCTTAGCGTAGCGTAAGCTAGAGTTTCTTTAGTAATTATTTTAACAGGGTTCCCCATTGGGTCCCTCTGAACAACAAAGCGGTCTAGATGGAAGACTCTAAGTCCTCCTTCTTCTGGTAAATAAAGAAGAGAGTTACCTGTAACTACGAGGTGCTTAAGAGCTTCATGGACTCCTACTCTATAGGACTGTCTGCTAACCTCCTCCATTACGGATTCCTCTACTTGTTGTAGAGCGGACTCCATCTCGCTAAGCATTTCTTCAGTAGCACCTTCTTGCCTGAGGATGTTTTCGTCAAAGTTAAGACGGAAGAATGGGGCATTAGGAGCCAGTAAGGCTAGTAGTAACTTTGAAGCTAAATTGTTGACTCCTCTTGCTCCAATGCCCTGAAAGGGTGTATTAAGGCGTGAGTGAGAATTGTGACCCTCTTCAGGCATTAAGTAAGGAAGAGTCAGCTTTGAGGCCTCCCTTGCTCTGTCTAAAAAAGTTCTCCTACCCCCTTCAAGAGAGATGTATTGAGATTCTGCCGATGTAGGGTTCATTTAATTTTGAGAATCGACTGGTCCATATTTAAGTAGCCAAGCATCAAAGTCTTCTTGGCTCCACTCTTCTTCATCGAGGTTCGTTTTTTCGTCCTCGTTTAGTAAAGCACCGTCGTCGTGTATAAGTAGATAAGACCCTCCGAAGCTTTTGGAGGACGCTACAAAGTCGTAAAAATATTTAGTGGTTGATGTTGTGGAAACCGGAGAGCCCAGCATTTGTTCCCATATTTCCTTGCTGCGCTTTTCAGCGGTGTTCTTTGCTCGATATTTAATAAACCTAACCATTTTACAAGGAGGCTATACTGAATTGTGACATTGTGTTGGTCTCAGCGGCAGCTGCGTCAGTAGACGACAGGGCTGTAGCCCAGAGAACAACTTCGTAAACATTACCGTAGAAGGTTCTGTCAGTAGCTCCGTCAGACTGGTAAGCCCATCTACGCCCGATTTGAAGCGGGCCGTATCCGTAATCGTTTACATCTTTGGTGCAGTTGGTCTGAGTCAACGTCTGGTTTACACGAATCTTTTGTTCGTTCGTTGACAGACTTGGTTCGTATGAAGCTATGACAATGTCTTTCTGACCTGCTC